TCCTTAGAAAATCATTTTGTTTATCGTATTTTCCAATCATATAATGCAATGGGTCAAGTAAAGGGGAATACTTGATAAACACCGGTTTTTCCATACCCTTTTCCGTCCCTTCTGACAAGATATACACTTTATTTTCAGAATACAAATGGTATTTATGGTTTAGCGACTTATTATAAGGATTACAAGATACATCATTTAATACATCATATAATGGGTTATAAAACTGTAATTGGTGTATTTGATTCATAGAGGAATCACAAGAAATAATATCTTGTATCTCATTTTCCGTTTTCATAATAGGCAATACATTATTAGCCTCTAAACACGCTACAAATAGTGTATTCAATTGTTCACTCATAACGAAGTATTAATTATATTCCTAAATATATTTAAATTATATTAATCAAACTCACTTTTCAACTAATGAATACAGCGTTTATATGTAAGAAATAATGTATCAAAATAAGATATTACTGAAATGTCTTTAGAATTGAAAAAGTTTAATATGAAGGAGATTACATTTAAGCCCAATGAAAACAAGGGTCCGGTTATTGTCATGATTGGACGACGTGATACAGGTAAATCGTTTTTAGTGCGTGATTTATTGTATTATCATCAAGATATTCCCATCGGTACTGTTATATCAGGAACAGAAGCAGGAAATGGATTTTATTCAGAGCACGTCCCCAAATTATTTATTCACGAAGAATACAATACAGTATTAATTGAAAATATATTGCGGCGTCAAAAAACAGCATTAAAACAAATGAACAAGGAAATTGCTACGTATAAGAGAACAAAAATAGACCCACGGGCATTTGTCATTTTAGATGATTGTTTATATGACCAATCGTGGACACGTGATAAGATGATGAGACTGCTTTTTATGAATGGGCGTCATTGGAAAATTATGTTGATTATTACAATGCAGTATCCCTTGGGTATTCCACCCAACTTACGTACAAACATAGATTATGTCTTTATATTGCGAGAACCATACCTAACAAACCGTAAGCGTATATGGGAGAACTATGCGAGTATGTTTCCCACATTGGAGTCTTTTTGTTCTGTAATGGATCAAACAACAGAGAATTATGAATGTTTAGTCATTAACAACAATGCAAAATCGAACAAGCTAAATGAACAAATTTTCTGGTACAAAGCAGATAATCACCCCCAATTTAGGTTGGGGTCAAAAGAATTCTGGGAAATATCTAAAAATATGGGGTCAGATGATGAGGATGAAGCATATGACCCAAGCAAGAGCAAAAAAAAGAATGCGCCTTCTATAAATGTAAAGAAATCCAAATGGTAATGGATTATTCGTGGTTATTTATCACGTATTATCTTTTTCTTCTTCGCTACCTTGATTACTATTATCACTTTCCACTATTTCACCTTCCTCAACAGTTCGTTGTCTTCGTAGTCTGAGAATAGTTCTTTCTTCATTAACTCTTGGTGGTGTAGAGAATGAACCTGTTGTAGGAATGTTCATAACTGGGACAGTAGAACCTCCCCATATAGTATTCGCGGCTGCTACGTTTATTGTATTATTTATTAGAACATCACTATCGTTGTATGGATGTTGTAGATTGGCGTTTTGTATCATTTGATTAATGAAAGAATCCACACTTGTCATGAATATGTCGCGGTTATTATTATTTTGATTTTCATTCGACTCTTCATTATAACGTGGTAAATTAGTAGATGGTTCACTATCATCCTCGTCATCCACGAACCTGCGATGTCGATGGTCTGCGTATACAACTTGATCATCGTAAGGAAATTCTTCAAAATGGACGAAGCTGTTGTTTTCGTGGCTTGTTGTAAATCCATCCAGTACATTATTATAATGGAAAGGTGTCCGTTTAATATTTGTAGTATGCTCGTATTTCTTTGGAGCTGGTTTACATAGAAAGTTTCCTTCTGCAATTTCTTTGAGAAAAGCTTCTGGGTCTTGTGGAGCAAAGACATTGGTTGCTTTTCGAGAACGTTTCCCATATTTTGGATTCTCACGAAGAATCTTCTTCAAACGAAATTTTAATTCTTGTAAGGAACGGTGTTTTGTAAACTCGTCCGTCGAATATTCAGACAAATAATACAACTTTAAATAAGGTTTTAGGTCCATATACATATCATCATTCCTAGGAAATTGTATGTCTCCATTTGTCGTGTCATACATATAATTCACCATTTCTTTTACTTGATGAATGACTTGTTTTCTAGTATATAGGCTATCATATTTGTCTTTTATATATTGTTGGTTCATATTGCTGTAATAATTATTGTGAAACAGTTTCAAGTTAAACCCATTATTGTAATAATAGGAGACAAGAGGGTCTATTTGTTGGGTGCTATAAAGCATTTGATTGTATATATTTATTAATTGTGCCTTTGAAAATGGGATATTACTATATGGATTTTTACAAGGTAATGGAACAGCTGTATCAAATTCATCGTGGTTGCATAAAGCAGACTTGATTAATTTATTCATTTCATAATTACGAAACAAGTATTTACTTTTTCCGTGGAATACAATGATAACATTGCGCATAGTGCTATCAATAGGTGTTAGCAATGTATCGTGGTCGTTTCGGAAGGTTGCTTTATGAAATAGATACAAGTACTGTAAGCGTGCCAGGCTACTATACTTTTTTTGGGCTTTTGAAAAGCAAGACAAGAAATCGTCCTTTATGGTTTGAGAAATAAAGATATTTTCGTTACATTTTTTTATTAAGTTGAATTTGTAATACTTGTTATATACAGTATTTATATCATTGAGCAATCGAATAAAATGACCGGCATATTCGCTTTTTTCTATTTCTTTTTTTAATAAAACGTAAAACATATTCCATTTTGATTCATCAATCACAGGAGTTGGGTTTTTCAGCCCGCGTTTTATTCGTTTTACTTGTTTATTTCTGCGTTTTTCATTCCTTTTTTTAGCCTGGATAGCCAGGTTCTGTCGAATAAGTTGAAAGCGGATGGTGTTCATAATGTATTCTTTAAAGGTTGTGTTATATTGATAAATACCATTCGTTTATATATCAATTTTTACTGTATTTTGTTATACAACTCGTATTACTCTTCCTTTTCATTAGAAGATTCTTCTCGTGCCTTTACTTCTTCCAATAAGAGTTCGTTTTGTAATTGGGCGGACTCTGTGGTGCTTACTTCACGATCTTCAAAATTTACATTTTCTTGAACACCTTGTAAGTTCCCTTCTTCATCAATGGTTTGTGTAAGAACATTACCGCTGGATTTAGCCTTTTCGATGTTCTCCATAATCGCTTTGCGTTTCGTTTCGCGAACACGCTCTTCAAACTCTTTCTTTGCTTGTTCTTCGTTTTGCATCTTCTCCTTGTGTAATGCATTCAATTCCTCTTCCATATGCTCTACACGTCCCGTTTTGTATGCATCTGGATCCCACGGAATCCAGGTACCAACTGGTCCCACGTAAATATCGTGATTTGGGTCGCGCTCACGAAGGGATTTACAGCGGTCTTCGGCTTCTTCTTGTGTATTATAAGCACCACGCACCTTTAACCCACGAACCGATGTTTGGAAAGAATGTTCGCGATTGAATTTTTCATTCATTTTTTCTTCCTGTTTATCCAAAAAGTTTTTATAATCATCTTCAATACCACTCTTCTTTAATTTAGAAGATTCCTCTTTAATAAAGTCATTGAAATCATCAATAAGCCCTTCTACTTTCAAGTTATATTTGTATGCAATAAAATGGATGAAGTCAAAATAACGTTCCATAGATTTAGAAAAATCCCAGTTCTTGATAAATTGGTCAAACAAGTACACCTCGCGTTTCTTCAAAATTTTTTCAGGGGAAACAAACGACATACAAACAAACTTTTGTCCTGCAATAGCGGGGTCTTCGTCACACAAATCAATATATTTAGGATTAGTGGAACCATCTTCTAATGTTTTCTTTTCGAAGGAAGACATCTTATAATGGAACTAATTAATATGTATTTAAGTAATTTTGATATATTGTTATTTTATTTTCGTAATGTATAGTATAGGAATGGATTTGACTGAACTTGTAAAACGCGCTATTAAATACCTTATTGAAGGTTTGGTTGTAGCTTTGGCTGCTTTCGCTATCCCTAAGAACCAACCTAATCTTGAGGAAGTTATTGTTATTGCATTGACCGCTGCTGCTACTTTCGCTGTATTGGATGTTTTCATCCCATCTATGGGACAATCCGCAAGAGGAGGTGCTGGTTTCGGTATCGGTGCTAACCTAATTGGTGGTCTTAAATTGGCTGCCTAAGCTTTAGGTGTAATTATACAAGCTAACATTTTGAAATAATAATGTGTATGTACGCATTATTATTTTCACCCTCACGTTCAAGCATCATAATATGGATTATCGTGAATGGTCATACCGCAATATTCTCTTGGCTTGTCTTTATAGTCAACTGGGTTATGTAATCCGGCTTCCTTTGCATTTTCCAATAAAAATTTGAAATTTTGCCAGAACTCTGATTTATGACCGACTGATTTAGTCATAATATGTGCTAATTCGTGAATTGCTACAAAACACAATGTATCCTTATCTATCAAGTTGTTATCATCGTGTTTCTTTTTATTCAAACAAAACGCAATTTTCTCGCCTTTATTTTCACTGTATGCCGTATAACTACTTGTAGGTAATGTTTCCCGAATTTTACGAGGATTGAATTTCTCCACCAAACGCTTTACACAATCTTTTTCCGGGTGTCTTTCTTTCATATACACTACTAATTTTTCACAAACAGTTGTTACTTCTGCTAATAAATCTACTGCGTCTTCTACCCGTTCTCGCTCACGAACACAATACTTGTTTCCATCCACTGTTGATACGATACATTTCAATTGAAATGCCTCACTGTAATCGTTATATATGTAATAACTAATAATCAACACTAATATAATTACTAACGTTCCTAAAAGGTCTTGGGAAAATTTCATTTACTTATATTAAAGTGCTATTTTTTCAGCTTCAAACATATTGTAAGAAAATACAATATGTTCTAATTATTCAGTTATGTATTGGTCTATATTCATTTATCGTTCACCTAATTCAAGAGGAGTTCTTGCCATATCAGGCTCAATGGTACTGTTCATCCAAGGACCAATATCTTTCTTGGAGATTACAGGATCAGAACGAAGTTGAAGATTAGCGTTTCTCAAGGTTTGTCCAACAGTGTCCAAACCAATGTGGTATCCAGCTTGTAGTAAATCAGGGGTCATAACACTGTCAGCGTTAGCAGCGTTTGGGTTTAATTCAGCAAATTTGCTGTTCTCGTCAGAAGGAAGCAAGTCGCTAGGAGCAGCAACAGCTTGCTGCTTGTATCCCTCAACAGGAGCAGGAGCAGCAGCTACAGGAGCTCCTTGCATTTCCTTTTTCTCTTCTTTCTTTGGCTCTGCATTGCCAGTCTCCATAGCATCGCGAACCATCTTTTTTGCGTCAGTATAGTAACCAAGACCAATGATCAAAACAATGATAACAACAACAATTAATACTCTTTCCATGGTGAAAAATTTGGATAAAGCGCTACGAATATTTTTTAGCATTTCCTTATATATAAACGAGGGACAAAATTTTTTCAAAGTTTTTCTAAAATCTCATATTCTTCATCGCTTTCGTTTGATTCTTCATCAGAACTATCCTCATCACTATCATCTAAATTATATTTTTGCTTAATCTCTTTTGCTTCTAAATATGCCGATAATGCCATATCCTTCAACATCTTGGCTCTTCGTTTTGCATCTCCATACATTTCGTAATATAGTTCCCCTTTCTCTTTCAATTGTAATGGTTGTTGTGTTTCAATGCTCGATGCAAAATCCTCTACCTCCTCCAATCCATATGAATTAGACGTTTTTTCTAAACTTGTATCTTCTTCTAAATCATTTTGTAGTTGGTCATTCTTTTCTAAATCATCTGTGGTTATATTCAACTCCATCAATTCTGGTTCAGGAGTTTGTTCGTTCGTTAATAATAAAGGGACATCTCCGTTTTCTTCTAAAATTGGTTGCTGTTCTTGCGAATTATTTGTATCCGGGTCAGAATGGTTGTCTTCCACGAATACATCTTGCGGTTCTTCTATTTGTTGAATCATTTCTTCCCCTAAACTCTGTGGGGTTGTAGTACTCACACTATCCTCAATAGAAGACGACTCTGTTGGCTTAGATGACCTGAAAATACACTGGTTAAATATTTCATCCGGCTTCATTGACATCATTTGCTTTGCTTCAATCTCTAACTGGAAACTACGTGGAGAGCATTTAATACCCTTAAACTCCAATACACTTAGCAATAGTGTATTCTCATTAATAGAATCATAAGACACTTCTACTTCATCCTCGTTATAGATCTTCATTACTGGCTTACCCATTGCGCTTGCTATTGGCACTCGCAAAATGTAAAACTTTCCCGACTTGAATACTCTTATCGGAGATACAAAATAAGTTTCTATTTCTTCTTTCTCCATCTCTTCTTCAAACCATTCTGACCGATTGGTATATAAATAATCAATGCTAAACGTTTCCAATGCTTCTATCCACGTTATGAAATCTTCATTATCACTTGTTAGCAAGAAATCAATAAAGTATTTTTTGCCTACATTTATGATACCCTGTTTGCTTTTACACTTCGGCAATTGTATGTAAATTGGGTGGTCTTGAATAGTATACTTAATAAAATAATTATTACTTGAAACCAATGTTGGCTTGCCACCTTTTAAATTAGCAAAGGGAAACTCTTTGAAATCATCCGAAGAACTGTATATTGTCTTGCTTGCCATAACGTATATTTTCTATATTATGTTATTTATTTGATTCCTTTTCAAACGAATTACTTTATTTACAATAGTATTTTTTGTATGCGGTCTCGTTTATTATTTAAGAAAATTATACTATACCATAATAGCAGTGTATGGGATTAGGTGGAAATAGTTATTTTGATTTTCTAAAACAAGATGATGTTAAAAAAGACATACGAGAACTACTTAGTCCATTAGTAAATATTATTTATAATGAATTATACGTGTATATTTGGAGCATCTGCTTTTTCCAAATTCTTTTATTTATATTGGTATTAACTAACTTAATTATGCTATTACGCGTGTTCTCTTATATACGACGGAACACTATAACAAAGTTATAACTAATTTTTTTATTTGTATAATTCTTTTTACTAAAATGTATAGGTATTTAGTAAAATATGAGTTCAAATGAAAATACAATCGTTCCCTATCAACCCCCCACAGATTTAATAGAAAATATACAAAAATGGGTTTTGCTTGATAGTAAATTAAAAGAAATCAACGAAAAAACAAAGAAAATGCGTGATATGAAGAATGAGTTAGCGGGACATATTACTCATTACATGAAGGATAATAACCTGAAAAACCATATTGAGATTAGCGACGGTCAACTACGTATGCACGAAAAAAAAGAATATACTTGTTTGTCATTTGGGTTTATTGAAAAATGTTTAAAAGAAATTATTAATGATGAAAAACAAATCGAGTTTATTATTCAATACTTGAAAAGCAAACGTGAAACGACATTCTCTACTGAAATAAAGCGAACCTATAAATGAATTTAGATGTATTTACATATGAAAATGTATAGTCTAATTGTATACTATGACCGGTCATCTTCAACAACACATATGGAATGATAAAAATCATATGGGCGGTACGCCTATGCATATAAATAAAAACATTGTTTCACCTACCGGGTTATATGTTATTGCTGTTGAACCCACTCATTGCCAAAACGAACTATTACCCCAAATAGAAGTAAGAAGTGTTACACAAGATGACATTCAATTCGATATACTTGACCCTATTGAAAAAAAATATATACAAAAAAAAGAGAAATCCAGTTCCAATCATTCTAACTCAAAAAAAGCTAAAAAAGCTAAAAAAGCTAAAAAAGTTAAGAGTTCTAAGAGTTCTAAAAAAGCAAAGGGTTCCAAGAAAAAACAATAAACGTACTATACTCTTTATTGTTTTTGTTTTCGTTTTCGCTTAATATTTGGACCAAATGGTTTTATTAAATGAATTCACTAACAGTTTGTCTTTATCCTTCTTCCAGTTTTCAATCTTCTTATCCATTTCTTTATCTTCAGGCGACTTTGGATATGGGGTTGCTTTATTCGCTTGCATACGGTTCAAATCACTTTCACTTCCGTCTGGTTTCACACCATAACAGTTTACACCAAACTTTAAGTAAGGATTTTTGAAATAACCACCGTTTATTCCGGGTCTTCCGCAATCGTGTTTATGTTGTGGGAAATCTTGCAATTTTTTCCAACTGCTCTTTTGGGTGGGAAACAATGCCATCTGTCCTTGCGTCCAACCATAATTACACCATTCACCACCATTATTATAAGCATTTTCTACTTGGTCGAATGTTGCTAATTCTGCATCAAATACACTACATACCGCCTGTGCATCTTTGTAAGTATAATTATTGTTTCCTATGTTGAATACCTCCTTTGCTGGTCCTGCTTTTGGCTTACTATCGGTATCTTCTTTCTTTTCATTTGATAATTCCGCGCTAACATCGGTTATAATGTTCATTAAATCCACACCTAACACGTATTTAAAAAATAGCACAAATCCTGTTACAACAATAAGACCTACCATGATTCCTTCCAAAATACGAATACTAATCGGTTTATCTTCTTTTGTCATTGGAATACCAAACACATACACCAACAAATAAAGACCTAATAAGATTAATATATTGCTAATAAAGCTATAATCATTATCTAAATACTCAATAAAATCATCTGTTTGGGATTTCCAATAAGGTTCTGTAAAAATTACATTTCGGTTCTGTAAGAAAAAGGCTAATATTGCAATAATAATTAGACCAAATACAATGAAATCTACCATTCGGGTATCAATCGAAGCACCCGATTTCCCTTTCCTCATATAAATATAGGTAAATCCAAATACAATAATGAAAATACCCAAATATACTCCATTCTGTAATGTAAAGATGTCCGCAACTAATTGGTCTTCACGGGATAACGCATTGGTTTCCTTTTGGGCTTCATCAGGTAAATTATCTACATTGGTTTCATTTACAATATTTGTTGTTTCCTTTTCAATATTATTATCCATTATATATATATTACTCATTTTTTTTACGGTAAAATAAACAGTATGCTAAACTACTTGTTAGTGCCAGAACGTTTCCTACTTCTTGAATTCGTTCGTCATTAATATGATACCATTTCATATCACTATGTTTAATAAACACCGTATAATGTCCATCATTCAATCCGCCCATATGATTCACAACAGCAAACAATTCATATTGATACTGTTCTGGATTATCTCCTTCCACATAAGGCGACATATCCAAATTATTCACTGGAAAATTCACCTCATTTGTTAATTTTGTACTACCATCTAAACTAAATCTATTCAAGTTAATACATAATATACTTGGCAAACACCAATACGATTTTATCAATTGTACGTCCTCTTTTTGTTTTGTTTTTTCATTATACCACGCATTCTCCCCTTCTAACTTTTCCGGCTGTAACCCCCATTGAATGCATTCGTGTAATTCATCAAACGGGTCATTGTTGTAATTCACAATCGGCAATGACATCCAAAAACACATTTCTGGACGCAACGACTCCACTATCATTTTCTCTGAAACTATCTTGGTTAGCTGAATGCCATAAAACAAATCCACTAATTCCGAATATTCCTTTTCATTCACCTTTTTCTTCATTGATAAGCACGCCAACTTTATCTTGTCAAAGGCTGTTTTCGGTTCATCATATTGCAAACGGTAGATGACTTCGCGAGATACGCTTTTGTGAATACATTCGATTATAAATGTAAAAAATTCCGGCGTATCATTTTGCTCAATCCCACTAAACATCTCATACATAGGATTCTTTTTCGCCATTTCACGCATGTTGTGTAGGAACTGGTTTGGACGCATGATACCTTCATTACAACACATTATATCACGCAGTTCTTTCCATTGGTTTGTTATAATTGTCTCTACTGCATCTTCTTTTATACGATTTGTAAAGTTCTTTTGTTCCAATAACCAGTTCAGTTCTGGTATTCGTAATAATACTTGCAAACAACTGTTAATGTAACACGTATTTCCCATGTTTTGTAATCCCATTATGGTTTTCGGTATTATCTTTTCATTTGAAACATCCATCTTTATGTACTATCGTTATTCTATTTACACAAGTAGTCTTTACATCTTTTATTAGAACAACTTAAATATTTTCTATGTCTCTATATATCAGCATATGGAACAAAATAATAACAACAATACAAATAGCGACTATGATGATATTATAAATAATTTATTGAATAATTTCTCCAACCAAGTAAATAATTTAAGCAATAATATAGCCAATACTACCCGTTCCAATAATTTAACCCAAACAGATACTTTATTTGAAAGTGTTTTAAATAGTCGCACGAATGGCAACCGTGATATTCGCGCTACTGTAAATGAAACAACACCATTACGTGCCACCCGAAACCCGAACCGTCCATTGTCTTTCACCCTTTCTGGAACTCCTACCACCCCTACTACTCCTACTCCTACACACCACCAAGAAACCATACCCCAACTACCAGAGATGTTTTCACATAATGAAAGGTATACGTTGTTATTGAATGTTATTCAAACGACTCGTGTTGTCATACAAAATTACAGCAATCAAATGCGCGATTACCAAACGAATGTTACAAATACCTTACAAAACTTAAACCTTATGTACCAAGACATTTATCGAGATAATCAACCGAATCCACTACAACGTGAACGTACTACTAACAATCAGTTCCGAACCCCATTTGCCTCCAATGAAAATAGAAATAATGAATCGAACATTATACGACGCCGCCGTCCTCCTACTACGTGGAATGACGTCCTTACAAACCATTTTCAAAATCTTGGTGTAAACTTGGGAAATGAAATCTTTTCATTACGACCGAACAATAACAATCAAGATGACCTGTGGTTAGCCAATCTACTATTACGTATGGGTCAAACCCAGGAAAATGTTATTGTTGCACCCACCTCCCAGCAAATTGAAGATGCCACCGAAGATATTTTATTCAATGAAGAAAACTACGACTTGATTAATGAGACCCGCTGTCCTATTACATTAGAAGACTTTCAAGAGAACCAAACATTGGTTCGTATTCGTAGATGCGGACACGTCTTTTCACAAGACCCCTTCCGCAACTGGTTTCGCCAAAGTGTACGATGTCCTGTTTGTCGACACGATATTCGCGATAATATACCCGTTCGCGAAAGCATCCCATCCACTACCAACAATACACCATCTTCGACTACTGGATATAACGACACACCATCCAGTCCAGTCGCTATGCAACGCATGAATTCATCGGATTCCATGCGTAGCAATATTTCAGATGTTTCGGATAATCAAACCTCTGCCGAATTTAATTACATTATGTTGTTCCCAAGCAATAATACGTTCCGAAATAATCAAAATGACCCCTCTAATAATGTATAGTGTAGTTCAAAATTCCCAGTCATCCAATAAACCCCCCTTCTTCATACAAGGTGCTTCCACTTTGTATGTAGTTTCCGTGTTGCTTGTTTTACGTTCAAAATCAAATAAAAAAGAATATTTTTCCATTAGGTCTTCTTTATATAATAAACTATACGACGCATCTTGTAATTGTTCGATCAGATGCTTCCGCAAAATATTGCGTTTGTGTTCGTACAATAAAGCTTCGTCCATTTTTTCATATTTTTCTTCTTCCTCACCGCAGTATCGTGTATCATAACCGTTGCTGTATATAGAACCTCCTTCGTGTAATGTTGCAAATAATTGCCCTACCTGGTTTGACACTTGTAATTCATCATGAACTCCACGACCAGAGTCCATTGTAATAAAACTCGGGCGGCTATAAAAATAGTGGGCACTTCCAATCCACATATAATATAATAATCGAAACATCATTGTTATATTAGTATCAAAATTACTGTTTATGTAAGTTATTATCTTTTTTCGTTTTACTTCTTCATTCCCATTTTGGCAAAGCATTCATCCATTGTTTGAATCTTATGCTTACGATTATATATCAATCGCAACGTCTTATCAAATAGCAACGCCTTTACTTTTACATTCGTCATCTTTTCACGCTTCTTCATAAACACCTCCAAATCATCACCACAATCCTTTCCCAACTTTTCTACATCCTTCTCAAACGTTTTAATAGCACTTTTCTTGTTTTGTAGCATCCATATTTCTTTCACAGCTAGTCCAAATAATTGTTGTAAAGGCTTCATTAGCTGATTTGTAATGTAATGATTGAAATCTATTTGTACATTGTTTTCAATAATATAAGAAGGAATCTCTATTTTCTCACCCATCAATGCACCTGGTTTATCATTTACAACAAACACAAATTTTATACGATCGCCCGGCTTGGGTTTATTACCCGGATCACGCAACCCAATTCTATCAGCCAACACCTTGTGTCCTATTTGTAGCGGATTCTTGTAATCACTACGCAATGCCTTTGTAATTGTTAATTTATCCATAGACACCTTACCATCTGCCAAATTCATTAAAGACTCTTGTAAATAATTGATTGCCGCAGCTATACTGTTTTCCTTCATCAAAATTGTCAATATACCTCCATATACATCCTTCAAATAATCACAAGAATCACGACGTTTTAATGATAATCCCATATACTTCATACTTCCTTTATGCGGGTCTTCTTCATATAACATACCCACATATCGCTTCTTTGACAATAAGATGAACGGCATAAACGTTTTTTCATATTCCAAATCCATTGGTGGTTTCAAATACTCGGATGATAAAGCACCCGCTTCTTGCGCTAATATAATGGTTAGTTCCAATGCTTTTTGACCCACTATTTTCTCTCCTTCTGGTGTTTCCAGATTAAAGGTAAAGAATACCGAATCCGTGTCTCCATACACATATTCCGCTTTTGTTCGAACCGTTCCATAATCAGGGACATTAATTAACATATTTCCATATACCTTTTCAATAATCAAACGCGCATAAATAATCATCATTCTTCCCGTTGCGGTTGTCGATGCTGCTACATCTTGCTCATAAAAGGTAGATGTGCGAGCACCACATTGACCATACAACGAATTCGCTGTTACTTTGTATCCCAGTTGTCGCTTATCCAAAATATTTTGCATAAAGGGATCACTCTCCGTCTTTATTCGTTTTCGCGTGTCTTTACGCGCCTTCAATAACTCTGTCAATATAGAAGGCATAATGGATAACTGGTTCTCGGGAAGTTGCGCCCACCGACATTTCTTTTTCCCCACCTTCACCTTTTCTTTTGTACCAGCTGATCCGGGTTTCGGTAAATATTCATATGTGTCGAACTCGATGTCAATGTATTCATAACCCGGCAAATTATCATAAATGAACTCCCCCTTTTCATTTCGCACACCTTGCGTTTTGTGTTCTAACAAGTTGCCTTCCAAATCGTATTCTATCGACCATACTTTACTATCGTGCGAATAATTTTGACTAATCATAGAAGATGGATATAATGAAGAATAATCTACACAAGCAACCGGATTGTCCATATAAATCGAACATTTGGGGGGCAATACAATCGCACCTTCATATCCTTCTTCTTTCTTCGGTTTTTCCAAATCCGGCATTAATGTATCCTTCTCCATACACTTCTTGGCTACAAAACTGGTTAGTTTTATTCCTTGACCACGGAAGATCAAGAAATTCACTGGAACACTACAAATATTAGACATTTCTGTATAACCCGTTATAACATCGATCTTATTCATCAAGTGATGCACCAAGTTACAATCTTGAATACAATATTTCGCTACAATAGCCTTGTCTTCATTTGAGCCATTTGCTAACCGAAATATATCTTGTGGGGATAAATCATCCTTTGCCATACCCCATTTCAATTTCTTTTTCTGATCCAATATGTGATGTCCGGAAATTGTAATTACATTGTATTTTTTTCCATCCTTTTCTACACCTTTTTCTATATTTCGCACAACAAACTTTTCACCATTATTATAATAATCTGTTGTAAAACTCGTTATTTCAATGTGAATGTAATCTCCTTTATTCAATCCCATCAAATTACTACTATACAGTTTGGTTATTTCTTGCTCTCCATCATAATCACATTCCAAGTCTTTAATACTATCGCTAATAAATTGACCCGCTACATCATCCAGTTTGTAAGAAGACAAATTATAATCCCGCCGGAAATAAGAATACATATCTATTTGTAAACGACCCAGCATATTGTAATAACGCAAATCATATTCCCCACTTGCAATTTGGATCTTCGTATTCATAATATCAAATCCTGGATTCATATGATTCTGCTCACGAACAGATACGTGGTCTTTAATACGGGAACACTGTAAGAACTCACTCGCACAATTGTTCTCTTGTGCGCGACGAAACATAAACTCATAATCAAAACCAAATATATTGTATCCAATGATTATATCTGGATCTTCACGTTGGATTAGTCTCGTCCATCGCAATAATAAGTCCTTTTCTGTGTCCGCACATTCTATTTCACAATTGTCTACTTTTCCACAATCACCCAACACCAAACAATGCTGGAAATTACATTCTTTTTCTCCATAATTCATAAATGTAGAACCAATAAAGGTCACTTTATCTCCTTCCAATGTGGGAAACCGTGCCGATAATAATTCATTCAACGTATCAATGTTTTCTTGACGACTATATTTATCATCTAATAAGAACTGTAATAACAACGTCTTT